TAATTGAAGATTATATTCATAAAGGAATTACTCCTGAGATTATAAACCCTGAAATTAAAAAATCATTTGGTAAGTTTAAAGAATGGTACGATAAGCAAGAAGGTTTAGAGATTGTATTTACTGAACGCAAAGTGCTTAGTCGTATTCATAAATTTACTGGTACTCTTGATGCTATATTTAAAAACAAATCAGGAGAGCATATTATTTATGATTGGAAGTCATCATCAGGAATAAGAGATTCTATGTTAGTACAAATTTATCTTTATAAGATTTGTATTAAAGAAGAACTTGGAATTGATGTTAAACAAGGTGTGATTGTTAATTGCACAAAAACTGGAAAATTAAATATTAAGGAATTTCCAATCGGAGATGAACAGGCAGAAGTGGCGATTGCCTGTCTAAAAATGTATCGCTACCTAAACAAAAAGGAGAAGTAAAATGAACGTACAAGGAGTAATAAAATACGTTTACGACAATAGATTAGGAAAAGATGGTCAAGCCAATAAATATCCTAATTTTAAATTTGGAGTAGGCGAACCACCACAAGAAATAGTTTTGTGGTCAGCAATCTTACACCCAGCAATAGCTAAGGGAAAAAAAATTTCCGTAGCTGTTTCTGCAAGTAAGAAGAATGGTAGTTTATTTGTGCAAACAAATGAAAAGAAACAACCAATAATCCAAGAACTACCATCTAATGAAGTTAAACCAGATACTAGTTTTAATCCTGATGAATTAGAATCACAGCTTCAACAAGTTGCTAAAGACTTTGATGCTGATTTAACGATTGAAACTAAGAAGCCATTTAATAAAGATGAATATATGTTTACAATGGCTTTATTAAAATCAGGTATTGAATCTGGTAAAATAGGTGTTACAAAGGAAGAAATTGATTTGAAAATAAAAGATTATAAGTTTTTATTTCAGATGAATTTCCATAACTAAGATTCTTATGGCGAGGGTTTTTGATTCAACGATCACACATAATCCCTTTATGTTTTCCCTCGCCATATCCTTGCAATTTAAACAAATATTATATATAAAAAACATAATGAAGGTTGTTAGAGAAAAGCTAATTGAGTGTAGCATTGTAGTTAAGGAACTCTTTGAAAACACAGAAGATGCTCTAACAGAAAACAAGGAAGGTAAGATTATTTCAGTGAACATAATCAATACAAAGTTCATCAGAAATAATATTAAAATAGCTGATGGAGAAAATGAAAACTCAAGTTCAGAACCTAAGAGACAGACATTATAGAGTCTCTATGAAATACTTTGAACTAAAGCATAAGATGGAAAAGGCAAAAAGACTTAAAGATGCTTTAGAAACAAAAGTAGTTTTGAAATTTGAAGAATTACTAGCTTAGGTTAGTAACACAACTATAAACTGTAAAGGAAGGTATGCACGATCTCGCTCTAAAAAACCCTGACCAAATAAAACAAGAATTAGATTCTATCTCAGAACAAATGTCAGAAGCACTCTATACTTTTAGACGTTGCGAAGAATTTAAAAAAATAACATTCAGTCAAATAACTCTTACTAAGAAATTAGAAAAGAATTGTAGTGTAAGTGAAGCTGAGAAGTGGGCTTATTCTGATAAAGATTATGCAACAATAATAGAAGGTTTATTGGTAGCTGAAAAAAACTATTCTATTCTTAAAGGCAAGTATGCTAACCTACAAAGCTGGGTTGATCTTTATAGATCATGGCTTGTAACTCAAAGAGATTTGAGTAGATGAAAATAATCCAACCAAAAGGAACATTAAATGAATTGGGATATAAAGAACGAGTTGAAAACTACATTGACTATGCCGAACAAAGATTTGAGGAGTATTGTAAAACTAAATCTTTTCATTTTAAAAAGCTTCTTTTTAATGATGATGCTGATTTTAATAATTCCCCTATCCCTTATTTTCATAAACTTGGGATTCTTAGTGCTTTACCTGATTACTTTGTTTACTCCAAAGAAACCGAACAACGTAAAAGCCAGTTCTTCGTGGAAGTCAAAGCTTCCAACAAACTTAAACTAAAAGATTTAAAAAAGTATATTACATTCGCCCAAATGTTCTGCGATAGTAGATACACTCAATATACAATATGCTTTGCTTTTAAAGATGGTCTTAAATTTAAATCAGTAGATCAAATATTAAGGTTGTTACCACAATCAAAGATTCAAACTTGGAATGATGGTATTGAATATTATCTACTGCCGATTTAGTGAATAGTATTTGAAATATCATCATAGTAATCAAACCAGCTACATTCTTCTAATTCCCACTCAACACTAGTAACTCTTAGTTTTTTAACTTGTTTTAATGAAGCTAAAAATGAATTTGAATTTGCAAAGTTTTGGCTATCAAAAAATCTGACGTGAGCAACATCTTCTTTAATTTTTTCATCATTCACCTTTACAAAATTTATTGCATAGGTAACTAGATAAAACATTTAACTATCCATTTTCTTGATCGTTTTGTTTTGGTCTTGATGCCAAAGTTCTAGCAATAGATTCTCCTGATCTACCAACTACATAACCACCAAGTCCAATATTTAAACAAGTCCAAACATCAGAAGGTAATTCAATTCCAATCTTTTTAGAAAATAAAGCTAAAATAATAGGAGAGATAATATAGTTAAGAACTAAGATACCAATTAAAATATACATAAGTAATGGTCTCCAAGAACTTGCAAACCAACCTGCTTTAGCTTCTGCTTCAATAATTCTTGCAGATGCTTTTAATTCTTCTGTACCAGAAGTAAGAAGTTGCATATTTAAGTCAGCTTTTAACTTCTCTTGTAAATCTTTATCAGGAATAGATTTCTCTATTGATTTAAAGACTGTGTTAAGAAGTGGTGCGAAAGCACCTAAAGCTGGAAGCATATTAATCTACTGCGATTATAGAAATAGAACCTGCCGCAGAATTGCCAATGAAAGCTACCTTCTCACCAGATTTAAAAGCAAAAAATTCTGTAGAATTTGTTGGCATAAAAAAACTTGTAGTTACAGAAGCAGTTGGTGTAGCACCAAAAGCTAAGTGAACGTGGTTTCCTTGTGTTGATATTCTTATCATTCCTGAACCAGTAGCTATTGCTGTACTTGCTTGGCTAGAAGTTGTAATACTAGCTACATAAGCTGTATTATCTGGGTCTAATGTTGTTATTGATGTATTTAGTGCCATTAGATAGTTACAGATTCCATAGCTGTTACAGTAGCAGTCCCAGTAGTCGCAACTAATCCTAAAAGAGCAACTTTATCTCCACTTGCCATTTTAAAAAAAGAAGTTGAACCAGCAGGAAGTAATGTATCAGCAGTTGTAGCAGTTGGTGTAGTAGCTATTTTCATGTAACAAGCATTAGTTACTGCAATTCTAACAAGACCATTAGATGTTGTTACTGCATTTGTTGTTGCTACTGATGTGTTAGTTAAACTGATTAATTGGCTTGAATATGTCGTGTTGTCTATTTCTTGTATCATGTTCTCTAAATGTTCCTTTTTATAGTGTTTAAACCCTTAAATTACCCCTATTTTTTAATACTTAGAGTTCTTATGAGGTTATGCTAGTTTTAAAGCCACAATGCTTTAAAATTAGTTATTTCTTATTATTAAATGTTTCAATTAATAGTTGAAGATATTGTTCGGCTTTCCTAAGATCAAGCAACTGCCCTTTTGCAGTTTTATGCTTACGATTATATCTACTTACATATTTAATAACATTACCTTGATACCAATTAAATTGGTTATAGTAAATATATTTAGAAGGTTGGATTGAAAGTGTTTTATAGTGGTTACCACCAACTTGCTTTTTAAATGACTTCATAAACTGTTCTTCCATTAGCTTTAAATGCTCTTAAATACATTTTACGATTATTACTTTTATTGTATGAGATATGAACCCACCCAGAATTAGCTTTATCTTTTTCCCAGAACTCTAATATGACTTGATCGTATTCTAAATTATTAACTACCCAATCAGCAAGTTCTTTATTAGGAACTCCTAAGACTTCGCAATCAACTGCCATACCAAAACAATGTTGTGATGTAATAGAACTGCCTATGGCTTTGCAAAGTTCAGGTGATCTATAACCTGAAGTAATTTTTATATCGCCAAATTTATTTATAATTGGTTCAATAACTTCGTAGATTAATGTTTGAAGATTAAATAAAGATTGATCGTTAGGAATATTATTAATGCCAAGTCTTGTGGCAGTTTCTGAAAACAGTAATTCTTTTAAACTAACTTGCCTATCCATTTGCCTTCTTTGTTAAGTACCATTGGCATTAGTCTTGGAGTAGAATCTACAATCATTCCACAACCCATTATAAATTTTGTTTTAAAGTTTTTAGAATATTGAAAAGCCATATTAGTTTGTTGGATTAAACAACCTACTTGCATAGCAAAAAATAATGCGTCAGGATTCGCCCAGTAAGCAAGAGAAAATTTGGAATGAAAATGCCCCTGAACACAACTCATTCCATTGATCTGAGATACTTTAGTTACATCAGCAGATATTCCATGAGTAAAGAAACATCTTTGTTTATTAGGTAAGGTAAGAGTTAAGTTATCTACCCAATTCCATTTTTTAACATTTAAAAACTCATTGTATTCTTTTAGATAACCTCTAGGGATTCCTGATTTAATTGCCCTACGATAAACTAAACTAGAATGATTTGAGTCTAACAAAGTCATTTCAGGAAATATTGATTCTAATTCTTTTATAAAATCTTTTGCTCTAACAAGTTCGTGTCCAGCAGAAGCAAGATCAGGGTTATGATCGTGGAATGATAATGCGTGGCAATCAATCTCATCACCTATGTTTACAATCGTATCTGGTTTGTATTCTTTTTTAATTTCTTTTAGGAAGTCAAATGAATCTTCTCTATGATATGGAATGTGTAAATCTGATATGACTAAGATTCTTTTATTCATAACTAACTGTTAGTTGTATTCGGCTTTTTAAGCAATACTTACTTAGCAAGAAATATTGTAATTAAAGCCAACGATAAAGCACCAAGTCCACAAAGAATAGACCAGAATAAAGATTCTACTTTTTTCTCCAGCTTATAAACTGAACAACCAAGTATTTTGATTTCTCTTTTAATTCCTGTGATATGCCCTTTAAATGTAAGAGATTGAATCTCGTCAGTATTCTTTTTTGTCATTGTCTTTATCGGTACATTTGCAAGACTTCAAAAGACAACAACCATTTGCTAGTTTGTAAATGCACATTAATTTTGTGCAATCTGTTTATCAAACAATTATGCTTAGATAAAGTTATTTTTTTGTGTAAAACTGTTCTACGTTCTTAGCATAGTCTTTCCAAAATGTTTTAACATCTTCAAAAGCATCTGCATAAAACTTAGACCAG